AAATTCGAGTGTGGACTCGAGGAATGGTTCGTAGAAATGGGCTTTACGATGAAAGTAGAGCCCATGGTTGATGTGTTTGAGAGAATTCAATTCTGCCAAATGCAACCTGTTTTCGATGGTTCCAAATATATAATGGTAAGGAATCCCATAGTAAGTATCGCCAAAGATGCGATCTCCATCAAGCCCCTAGACAGCAAATCCATGTTTCAAAAGTGGATCGGAGCTGTTGGGGAGGGAGGTCTCAGCCTAACAGGTGGCATCCCGATCCTTCAGTCATTCTACCGCTGTCTCGAAGGGGCAGTGGTGGAAAGAGGCTCAAGGACGATCCTACCCAAGAGACTGGTTGGTGGTATCTATCAAGGGGGATGAGCAGAAAAATATCCAATGTCAGCTCTCAAGCGAGATACTCGTTTTATCTAGCATTCGATATCGTGCCAGACCTCCAGATAGCAGTTGAGGAGTATTATGATTCCTATACACCTATCTATATGACCCCCACATTTAGGCCAGCTTTTCGGCCTAATGTGTGGATCAACTAGACACTGGTTGGCGGACTACCGCTCGTTGGAGGACGTTGAACTCAGTGAGCAAGCTCATTATGAAAAGGAGAAGCTCACACATTGCCATGGGGTCCCCACTTTAAGGCCCAAAATCGCCAGTCGTGCTAAACAAAATGCCAAGAGACTGCACGGAGCCCGAGATTTCTCGTAATGGGGATGTACAGTCCAGTTCGTCAGCTGTATCCCATACATGACCAATAAACAAAACAAAAACAAACAAATCTCTACCAAGAGAGGCCCCATTAGTGCCCGATCTAGTAAACAAATAACCATTTCTGGTGTGGGTGTTTCTAATAACACCCAAGTCAGAAATAGCAAACCCGTCTTTTCCCAATCAAGAGACGGCCTGCGTATCCACCATCGCGAGTATGTGGGTGACGTGGGAGTAAACACCTCAGGGTTCCTCATCGTTAATACGCTTGTGTTGAACCCAGGTCTATCAGGAGTGTTTCCCTGGTTGTCGCAAATTGCCCAAAACTTCGAGTGCTATGAGTTTCACAAGCTCAGATTCGTTTATCAAGCATCATGCCCAACCTCCCAAGCGGGAACACTTTATATGGCATTGGATTATGACCCAGCTGACGCTGAGCCAACCAATAAGGCAGGG